GCGGAATGCTGATGCGGTCGACATGTCCCGCCTGGTCGGGTCGCCCGCCTCAATGGCCGACGCCACGAACGCGGGAGCATCCCTGACCTACGAAACAACGACGGGCCGCAATTCCGAGTTCATCGACTACGGGCTAGCCCTCTACATCGCCGCGGTCGACGCCCGGTTGTCACAAGATGATGTGTGCGCACCGGGTCAACGTGTCGTGACCGATACCGCCCCGTTGCGGGCCCTCGACCAGACCGGCCCGGTCGGACCCGGCCGGGTCGACTAAGGGGGGCCGGGGTTGTGACCATGTTCGTAACAGGTATGGCGGTCGGATGGTTGACCGCACTCCTGGTCACCGGGGGTTACATGCTGATCAAGAGGGGCGACGATGAGAACTGATTTGCGGATGACCCTGCCGACGGTGGCCGCCGCGGTCCCCGGGTCGCGCACCATTGCCGGGATCATTGCCCCTCACGGTCAATGGGGCGACACGACGGCGGGGCGGGTGTTCATCCATGCCGGTGCGTTACGGTTCCCGGTCGACCTCGCCCGGGTCAAGTTCGTCGACGAACACCAGACCCCCCCGAGGTCGATCGGCTACTTGGAGGCGACCACCCCGACCCCCGACGGCGACCGGGGTGCCTTCCATGTTGCCGAAACCCCCGACGGCGACCGGGCCCTATCCGATGCCCTGACAGGGGCCCGCGATGCGTTTTCGGTCGAACTCCATGACGTGACGTTCGACGACCAGGGCGGAATCATCGACGCCCTGGTCACCGCCGTCGCGTTCTGTGTCACCCCCGCCTTCCCCGATGCCCGCACCGACCTGGTTGCGGCCTCACTGACTCCGGTGCCCGACCCGGGCCCGGCCAATCAAGGCAACACCCCCGAAAGGAACACCCCCGCCATGACTGCTGAACAGATTGCCCGGTTGGCTGAACTGCTCGCCGCCCCCGACCGCACCCCCGAGGCCGAAACCGAACTGGCCGAACTGCTTGCCCTCGCCGGGCCCGACCAGTGCGCGGTCGAAACCGACCCCGAAACCGATGCCCCCCCGGCGGTTGCCGCCTCCCTCCCGGCCGGTGCCCCCGCCCCCGGCGGGGCAGCTGGCCCCCAAACCCGCCCGATTCGGGAGTTCTTCGCCGCCCAATCCCGGGTCCTGACCGGCCGGTCGGTTGCCCGCCTCGAAGCGGCCCTGTCGCCGATCACGAACACCGCAAACATTTGGACCGCCCCCGACGCCTACGCGGGTGAACTGTGGTCCGGTGTGATGGGCACCCGCCGGTATGTCGAAATGATGTCACCGGGCACCCTGACCTCATGGAAGGGCACCGGGTGGCGTTGGGTTGTTCGCCCGGCGGTCGCCGACTACCCCGGCGATAAGACCCCGGTCCCCTCGAATGCCCCCACTACCGAGGCGGCCCCCTACACCGCCCAACGTCTCGCCGGTGCCCACGACCTCGACCGCAAGTTCTGGGACTTCGGTGACACAGAGTTCATCGCGTCGTACTACGCGGGGTTGTCGAACTCCTACGCGGCCCTGTCGAACATCAAGGCCCGGGCGTTCCTGATCGCCTCCGCCGAGGCTAACCCGCTGGTCGCGGCGGCCGGGTCAACCATGCTCGACCTTGCCCTCGCCGCGAAACTCACCCTGGAGAGTGAGGATGATGTCACCGGTTTGTCGTACGGGTCGCCCGACTGGTATCTGGTGAACTCGACCGACTACGCCGAACTCCTCGACACGTCCGCACATGATGTTTCGGCGTTCCTCGAACTGCTCGGGGTGACCCCGGACAATTTCACCCCGACTACGGCGGTCGACCCCGGGCAGGTGTGTGCGGGGGTGAAACCGGCCACGACGTTCTACGAACTGCCCGGGTCGCCGATCAGGGTCGAGACAGTCGACCTCGCAAACGGCGGTATCGATGGGGGTGTATTCGGGTACTACGCGACCCTGCTCAATGCCCCCGAGGGTGTTGTGTCCGCGACGGCGGCACCGTAACCGATGACACCCCCACCCGTCGCCGGGCCCGCCTCATTACCCCCTGTGGGCCCGGCGACTCTTGACAGTGTGGCCCTGCAACTGGGCCTCGACCCGACCGGTCTGACCCCGGCCGAGACTGCCCGCCTCGAACCGATCGTGGCGGCGGTCAACGATGAGGTGAGGCGTATGCCGGTGGTCGGGCGGGCCGAACTGACCGAACTCGACCCCTGGCCTCCCGGGATTGTGCTCGGCGCCTCAATGTTGGGGGCTAGGTTGTTCGCCCGCAAGAACTCACCGGCCGGGGTGCAGTCATTCGCCGACGGTGCCGCCCTGTACGTGCAGAGGAACGACCCCGATATTGCCCAACTGCTCAAACTGGGCCGCTGGTCGATCCCGACGGTCGGGTGACTCATGGCCGAATTGTTTGCCCAGGTCGACGAGATCATTGATGCCCTGGTGGCCGCCGGGATAAGGGATACCTCCCTTGACCCCGCCGAGGTCAACGTGCCCGGGGTGTGGGTCAAGGCCCCGACGATTGTGCCCGATGTGCTTTTCGGGTACACCCTCAACGTCGACCTGGTGTTGATCGTGGAACCTGTGACCCCCGACCGGGCCCTATTCGCCCTGGAGCAATTGTTCGACCAGGTGCACGCTGCCCTCGGGGGCCCGGCGGGCAATGTCACCCCGGGGTCGGTCATCATGCCCGACCGCTCAGTGTGCCCCTGCTACACCTACCCGATCACCGTCGCAACCGAACAAACGAATGGAGACTGAACCATGCCTGTGAACAGTTACAAGATGGGGCCGGGGGTGTTCACCCTCGGGGCGGTACCCCTCGACATTTCGTGTCAAGTCTCGAAAATGATTGTCGAGGCAACCGAGAACATCGAAACCCTCGACGCAGTCCCGATGTTGTGTGGCGACGACCTGCCCTCCGAGGAGAACGTTTCCTTAACCTGGAAACTCACCGGCACCATTCAGCAGGACCTTGCCGCCGCCGGGGTAGTGGACTACTCATGGACGAACGCGGGCGATGAGGTCGCCTTTTCGTTTGTCCCGAACACCGCCGGGGCGAGGGGTGTTACCGGTGTCGTCCGACTCGCCCCGATCGCCGTCGGCGGCGACGTCAAGACCCGACCTTCCTCGGACATCGAATGGTCGATCATCGGTACCCCGATCCTGGGGGCGGCGGCATGACCCGGGGCAAGTCCGCTGGGGCAGAGGCACCGTTCGACGGCGACCCCGCCGACGAACCGACCCTCGACGACGTACTAGAAAATTTGGATGATGCCGACACCGAACTCGACCTGGCGCGGGCTCAGGTGCGGCAGATTGTCGACGACCAGACCCCCGACCCGACCCCGGGCCGCTGGATCATCCGAGATGACACGTTGGGCCAGTTCGTCGGCGGGGTCGTGACCAAGAAACCCACAAAGGCGGAATTGACCGCGCTCGGCAAACTCGCCCAATACCGGGGGCACGTGCTCCGGATTGTGGTGGTGGGATGAGCGGCCTGGTCGGGGTCGACTCGAATATTGACCGGTTCGCCGCCGACATGTCGACCGCCGCCGAGGGCCTGCCCGGCGAGGTTGTTCAGGCGGATGCGGTCGCCGCGGAACTGGTCGGGCGGGCCTCCCTGTCGACCGTGCCCCTCGCCTCGGGGGCACTACTGAGGTCGGGGGTGTTCGGGGGCGGCCAGATCGTCTATACAGCCGATCATGCGGTGTCGGTGTTCGGTGGAACAGCGATCATGCCCGCCCGCCCCTGGGTGATCGATGCCTGGGATGCCAACGAACCGGGGGTGCTCGCCGCCTACGAAACAGCGGTGACCGAGGCCCTCGCGGGGGTGAACTGATGCCCGACCTGGAACTGCCGATCTATGACGTTTTCCTTGCCCCTGTCGGGGTATCGGCCGCCGAGGTCGCCGAGGGTCACGACTACGACGTGCACCGGGTGGTCGTGCTCCATGCCGACCAGTTGCGCGCCGAGATCACCGGGGCCCGGGTAACCGGGGTCGCCCGGTTGACCGATGCCCCGATGACCTATACGACCCTGTGGTGTTGGCTCGCCCTGACCCGCACGCACCCCGAGGCCGCCGGTAAAACGTTCGATGATTTCAAGGCCCGGGTCGTGCACCTGAAGAAGAATGATGAGGAAACCGAAACTGTCGACCCTACCCGGCCGGGGGCCCTCATG